GGGACCAAAAAGAAGCAATTGGTACAACTCTTAATCAAACAACTGGTAGTACTGTAACTGAAGCTTATGGTGGAAATCAAACAACAACTGCACCAAATATCTTCCTTAATTAGTATAAATAGTTACTATGGCTGGACTATCAGATTCAAATACAAATGTAAAAGCAACCACAGTTGCGTTTAATTCTTTGTATACTGATATATCTTTAGCATTTAAAGAACATCCAGTTAAAAAAGATATTCTTCCTTTAAGGGATTTAGATGCAGTTAAACAATCTATTAAAAATTTAATATTAACAAATCAAGGTGAAAGACCTTTTCAAATGGGTATTGGTGGCAATATTACACGTTATTTATTTGAGCCAGTCACACCCTTCGTTGCATTTTCTTTACAAGAGGAAATAATAAAAACAATTCGTAGGCATGAACCAAGAGTTAAAAACACACAAGTGAAAGTAATCGCTGATATTGATAGAAACTTATTCAGCGTTACAATTTCGTTTCTTGTACAGGCCTCAAACACACAAGAAGAAATTTCATTCGCACTTGAAAGATTACGATAATGGCAAAACAATTAAAAACTACAGAACTTGATTTTGATAAAATCAAAGATAATATTAAAACTTTTTTCAAAAGGACTGATTCGCCATTTAAAGATTTGGACTTTGACGGCTCCGGTTTAAATCAGATATTAGACATTCTTGCTTATAATACACATTATAATGCTGTTAACGCTCATATGTCAGTAAATGAATCTTTCTTAGATACAGCACAGATTCGATCTAATGTAGTTTCTCATGCTAAGCTAATTGGTTATGTCCCGCAAAGTAGACTAGCTTCTACTGCTTCTCTTAACCTTCGCTTTGATGCGGGCGGTCGGACCGCTGCACTAAGTATACCTGAAGGTACTTCCTTTATTGGTAAAGTAGATGGCGTAACATACACATTTAAAACTATAGCTGACTCAGCTAATGTTGAGCCAGTAGGTGGTGAATATATTTTCAATGGTATAACTATAAGAGAAGGTACATCTAAAACAAAAAGATTTGTATATAATAATTTAACCAATCAGCAATTTATTATTGATGATAAAAACATTGATAAAACAAGCCTTGTAGTAAGAGTAAAAGAAAATGAGTCAGCATTAGATTCAACAGCTCGAACATATAATCTATTTGCAATTGGTGATGATGTGCAAAGTACTTCAGAAGTGTACTACATATACGAAAACTACGAAGGTTTTTATCAGATCGAATTTGGCGATGATATTCTTGGTAAAAAGCCATCTCCAGGCGCTGTAATTATATGCGAATATGTTTCTACACAAGGTGAAGCAGCAAACGATATAAATGTTTTCTCTTTCGGTACGTATGGTGGTGAGTTCCCTATTGCTGACATTAAAACAATAGAAACTGCATCAAAATCTGCTTTTGGTGCTGAAAGAAATAGTATTGAAAATATTAAGTTCAATGCGCCGATTTCTTTTATCTCTAAAAATAGAGCAGTTACAACAAACGACTACACTGCATTAATTAATGAAAGATTTGGTAATATTATTCAAGATATATTAGTATTCGGTGGTCAAGACAGAACCCCGCCTCAATATGGTAAAGTGTTTATTGCTATAAAACCTAAAGGTGATGAAGACGTATTAACAGACCTACAGAAATCACAGATAACAGACTTTTTAAAAAATAAAAAAATTATTGCCATTGATACTGAAGTTGTTGACCCTGACATTACATTCATATTCTTTAATCTATCGGTTAAGTTTGATAAAAATAAAACAGGCTTAAGCGAAAACCAACTTGCATCTAGAGTTGAATCCGCAATAACAACATTTAATAATTCATTTGAAGAGTTCAATAACGATTTTAGATACTCAACATTTCTGAAAGCTGTTGATGCAACTGATGTATCTGTATTGAATTCATTAGCACAGGTTTTCTGCTACAAGAAGTTTGTGATTGCTAAAGATAACACACAAATCAGTAACGTTAATTTCAGGTTTAATATGTTCGGAGACGTTGGTCAAACCCAATCATTTATTTCTACAACCACTTGGGAATTTAATTCTCTTCGTTATGAATTAGAAGATAAACCAATTGCTGGTGACACAACTAAGCGTCGTCTGAAGTTAATAAGAATTACTAATAGTAATGAAAGAATTTCAACAGAGTTCGAGGCTGGTTTCTTATATCCTGCAACAGGTTTATTAGAGATTAATCCTCTTCCAACAGATGCTGATTCAACAATTGAAATTACTGCGACACCAAGGTCTTATAATATTTCAAGCTCTGAAAACAATATCTTATCACTTGATTTAAATAAAACAAATATTCAAGTAACAGATAAAGATATAAAAACAAGTGATAATATTATACGAGCTAAAGCTCTAGCTGAACAAGAAGAGGCTGCTCAGGTTACGGACACATCATCAACAACAATAACTGGTGGTAACAGTGTTTCTACGGTAAGTGCTGGCTCAACATCATCATCGTCTGCAAGTTCATCTGCAGGTTCAGCAACTACTACACCTACAACTACAACTACGACCAGCGGCTATAGTTAATGGATAATAATCACGAGAAAAGCAGAGTCAATAGTCTGCTGCCAGAGTTTTTAAAAGGAACTTCTACTGGAATAGTAAAATTCTTAAAAGAGTATTATGAAAATGAATATGACAAAGAATTTTTTAAATCTAGGGCAGAAAACGAAGAGTATGTAGATGTTGCTTCTTCTCTTATATCTGGTATTACAGAAAATAGAGATTTGGATCGGGTAAGTGAAGCAACTTTTATTGAAGAGTTGTCACAGACTGTAGCAAAGAATATTCCAGCTTCAAGTGTTGTAACTAGAAAATTTCTTATTAAACGCTTAGTTGATTACTACGATGCTCGTGGTAATATTCAAATGATTGATGCGTTCTTTAGGCTTTTCTTTAATAAGAATGTCACGTTATTTGAGCCTTGGACAAGAGTGTTGATACCTTCGAGTGGAGGTTATAATGAAAATCTTTTTGTAAGAACATTTAATAATACCGGTAATGATGCTAAAGCCGCAGTAACAAAACGAATTTCACAAAAAACGGTTGGTGGTAGTATCATAGCCGAAGCGCTTGTGTCTTCCGTTACTACAGAAACGTATGATGAAACAATCACAACGTTCAATCTGCAAAAAAATACTTTAATTGGAAATTTTCTTCCAAACTTTGATATTCAATACGAAGACGACAGTGGTGCTACAGTGTTACTTGGAAAGCCATATAGAACACTTAAATCATTTAATATTATTCATGGTGGATCAAGCTATAGTGTTGGTGATTTAGTTTTTATACCAGAATTTTTAGATGCTACATTCTATGCTCGGGTTGATTCGGTTGATAACGGAAAAGTAACAAAATTACGTATTATTTCATACGGTTCTGGTAATACAGCAGATAGTAATGTGTCTCCAGCGTTAAGAGATTTTATGGATGCTAGTTCGACAGATATGATGCATTATTACGAGACGTGCTTAGGTACAGATGGAAATGGTAGCATATCAAAGAAAGTAGATGTTGTAATTATAAGTAATGCATCTAATAGTATGTTCAACGGAACATATTTTAAAAGAATTGTAGAAGGTCAAACACGATATATTCACAACCAGCACTACAACCAGCACTATATCTTTTTTGATACTGCAACAAATAAATGGTCTCTTGTCAACAATTCTCAGATTATAGATACTTTACCAACTGCAATCACTGAATCTGATGGTTTTTGGTCTGCAGTTGATTCTCCTGGCAACGATTGGGAATCTCCTTTAGATTCTCCTGGCGACGATTATCTTGTTGGTTCTACATATGAAGAAAAGAGAATTATTGATCCACTTCTTCCTGCAGGATTAAAAATTACATTAAATTTTGATTTATTAATAGATGAAGGCGGCCGATATAGAGATGAAAAAGGTAGACTCTCAGATGATATAGTACTTCAAGATTCTAATTTCTTTCAAAAGTTTTCGTATGAACTTGCAACAGATCAAGAATTTTCGAAATACAAATCTTTTTATGTAGAGCTATTACACCCTGCAGGAGAAAAACCATTTCATAACACTGAAAAAACACTTCCAACACAAAAGTTAGTAGTTAGTAACGAAGCCTTCGCACCATTGAATTTTGTGCCAGTAAGTTTGATAGCTGATAGCGATGATTCACCACCTGCACTACAACGTATAAATATACCAGGAGTAGTTTTCATAACGAATCAGACTTATTTTAACGTAGATGATATTGGGTTAGATAGTCCACCAGCCGTAGACAAAACATATATAAAAGAAGATTACTTAAACACAACTTTAAAAATAACATATTAATCATGGGCGTAACAATAAACACACCGGATGCAACTAGTACCGCTACCACAAACAAATCTTTATCTAAAAAAGAAATTAGATCAAAATTTTTGAGTGATTTTAAAGCTCGCATTGATGGCCAATTAGATAAACTTTATCTTTTCTATGGTCGGCCTTACGATTTTGATAGCCCAAACACCGGTCCATTACCAGAACCAATAGACTCGATAAGTGATGATGCTTCTATTCGAAAAGCTATTATGGCTTTGAAGTTAATTAGACCCGAAGATGTTACATTAGCAATCCGCCGCATTGAATGGACGACTGGTACTAAAGTGTTTACTCAGTATTCTAATCTCATTGATTTAGAAGATAAAGACTATTATGCTTTTGTTAAATCTCAGAATAAACTTTATATTTGCTTAGATAACAATAATGGTGCAACATCAGTTACAGAACCGAATAGTAGCGATGGCACGCCTTTTACTACGGCTGATGGGTATAAATGGAAACTCCTCATCGATTACAATAGCTCTGTAATAAGAAAATTTTCAGCTACAACACATTTACCTTTACCGATCAAAGGATCAGAGCAGATAAAAGTATCTACAACTGGTGGACAAATTGAAAGATTAGAATTAACAGATGATTCGCCAGAAACAATAGACTATACTGATGCATCACCTTTGTTAAGTGAAGTACCTTTCTTTATTAAAGGCGACGGTGATGATGTAAGAACAGGACGAGCAACTTTTGCATCAAATATCAACCCACCACAGGTAGAAGGGTCAGCATTAGTTTCGGCTACAATCACTGAGGCAGGCACTGGTTATTATAATGATAGTACTAGAGGAACTGTACCAGTTGAGTTTAGATTAACTGACCCATCTACCGCGGGAGTTGGTTTTAAACTTGCTTATGGATTGGCAACAATTACTAATGGAATAATTACTGCTTTAGAAGTTGTTAATGGCGGTAATGGATATCCAACAAGTGGCACTTTAACAATTGTGCAGTCTTCTGCAATTGCGTATGCAACGTTAGATGGTTCTGGTGATAGAATTACTTCTACTGTTATAGAAAAGCCTGGAGCAAATTTTAGAACTGCAAAAGTTGTATCTATTGCTGGTAATGCAGTTAGTGATGCTGAAGATGCTGATAGTTATATACAACCAATAATATCACCATTTGGTGGCCATGGTAGTAATTTACAATCAGAGTTAAGTGCTACATCGCTCTTTCTTAATATAAGAGTGTCTTCTGATACATCAGAATTTACTCAAACTAATGATTTTAGACAAATCGGTATTATTTCAAATGTAAAAGATACTCTCGGAGCAGATATACCGGACGAAAGTATCGATGCAACAACATCAGCTACTTTAGTCGCAGGTGCAGGAATGGAGTTTTCAAGCATTTCTGCCGATGCTATTATAGAAGGTCGCGACAGCTTACACACAGCAAATATAGTTGATCTGAATGAAACAAGTACTACAACAACAATGAGGTACTTAAACAGTCAAGAAGTTCCTTATGGTAACACTTTTAATAATAGTGAAGTTGTAGATTTTGACGCGGATACGAACAACAAAACTGGATTTACCATTAGTAATATCACAAAACCTACAATTGATATTTTTAGCGGTGACATTTTGTTTATAAATAACAATACTGCGATACAACGAAACGCTGAGCAGACCGAAACTCTTAATTTCATATTTAACTTTTAGAAAATGCCAATATCAACATTTAATCAAGCACCTTACTTTGATGATTACAACGTCGAAGATAAAAATGATAATAACAAAACGGTCGTAGATAAAAATTATCTTAGAATACTTTTTCAACCGGGTTTTGCTGTACAAACACGTGAGCTCAATCAGCTTCAATCATCACTACAAAACCAGATAGAACAGCTTGGTAATCATTTCTTCACAGAAGGTAGTGCAATTTTTGGTGATGATAAACCAATTTTTAATGACGGCTTGCACTATGTTGACATTATACCCAATTCTGCAGCACCCACCGGTTTAGTTGATCTTCTTAAATTACAAAGTAAAATAACTGATATAGGAACTGAAGCAACTGTTGTAAACGTATCC